CTAAACTCATTACCAAGTCATCAAAATAACCTTCATCTGCCATCCAAGTTCCCATCTTTTCAATAAAGGTGGAGAATTCTGAGATGGTATCTGCATCAAAAATAAGTAACTTCTTTTCTTCCATCAGAGACTTTAGTGTAAAACAACCTTGCCTTTTAACTTGCTTAGTCATTCGAACACCCATTTGGGTCGCCCTACCAAATCCTGGAGAAAGATATTGTTTATTTGTATCTTTAGATGTCGTTAAAATATTATCATATTCTAATTCTGCATGTAAAATATCAGCGACTTGTTGCCCCATGTCGTTAATTTCAATCATCACATATGCATTATTAAAATCTCTTGCCACTTTGTTTACGATATTAGGATATAACATCGGTGGTATTTTATTGTTGCGGTATTTGGCGACTAGTTTATATGGAACAGAGGTAGCGTCAACTACAGTAAATGCAGAATAGTCACCACCAATACCTCTTGCAGTATCAACGCCCATAACATAAGTATGCTCTGGGATCGGATCTTCGAAGATATCTAGACCATCCTTCATGTATATAGGGTCAATAGAACTCATCGCACCAAGAGTATGTGCATTTACAAGAGTGTTACTCGATCCGAGGAAGTTACAGAGAACTTCTTGGTTGAACTTGAGTTCGCCGAGCATCTTGAGTTGTTCTTCTGCCCACGCATCATCGCGTCCTGGAATCTCAGTGTATGGGATGAACATCGGAGCGAATCCATTAACGCCCTTTTCTGCTTCATTCCAGAATTTCCAGAAGTGGTTATAACCTAGTGGTGTTGAGGTCAGAAGGATCTTGGTTGTTTGACCCGCAGAAATCGTAGGATAAACTGAAGCGAAGAACTGTTCGGCAACGGTATTTGGAATAATCGCCGCTTCGTCGATATACAACCAGTTAACTGACTTACCACGAATACCAGAGGCAGTCGTAGCAGCAGTGAATACCTTTGAACCGTTTTCTAATTCAACGTCACCCTTATTCCAAGTCTTCACACCCTGCTGCATCCAGAGAGGCAAGTTCTCGAACATACCTTGATAGCGATTCATAACTTCGCGTGCAGCAGAAGTCTTGTTCGCAAGAATAGCGACAGTTTTAGCATCTTGAAACAGCGTATACCACAGAATACAAGCAGCAGATGTAATAGTCTTACCCTGCTGACGACCCTCCATAAGAATCGCCTTACGATTGCCTAGGATATGGTGAACCTTGCGCTTCTGACAATCATAAAGTTTGAATGGAATGAGACCCTCGTCGAGTGAAACAATCATGCAATAAGTTTCTATGAAGTAAATTGGATCTTCCTCGCACAAAGCGAGTTCTGTCAATTGCTCCGGAGTAAAATTATGTTTGTATCCGATCGGTTTTAAATTAATATTACCGTGATACGAGGATTCCTCAATCACCATGTTCTATAACTTTTGCTTTCTCTGCTTTCAATGCCTTGAGTAGATCTTGGGTGCTTCCAGAAAAGATGATATTATTCTGCGTGTCGATTTGCTGAGATTTCTTGCTATCATCCTGAAGAACTTTTTTCTTTTTCGCCTGTAGATCCATAAGATCTCTAGCAGTATCACCAGTTGTCTTGATCAGTTGTCCGACGACTTCATACGCACGAGGACTATCGCTCGCTAGAGCAACATTCAACATACCCTCTAATGCTCGTTGACTTGTGCTAATTAATTCATTGAGTTTATTGCGAGCGACATTGTAGTCATCTTCAATATCATTACCAGTGGATTCGATTACTGCTGGAACTGATGGTGTAGTCGTTGTCGCTGGAAGAATTTCCGCTTCAATAACTTCATCTTGTTCTGGGATCTTTGTTGTATCAGTTCCAAAAAGATCGTCAAGATCTTGATAGTTACCCTTGTTCGTAGAATTCATCGAATTGCTCCACATAATCCCATTCATCCGTCACCGCAGCAGTATCTGGATCTGTTGTTACTTGATATTTTTGTTGATAGGTAGGTTGTTCAATATCCGTATATGTATTCGCAATCGCAGTTCGGATGATTCCTTGCTGTTCGACTGGTCCATATAGATTCAACCCGAGAGTAAAGTTTAACGTCCAAACAATTGAACGTCGTTGCATGTAATCACCTGCATAGTCATCTTCATAATTGATAGAATCAAGAACTATCTGAAGGTCTCTCTTGATACCCATTGAAGGGATATCAGATACAGTAACACAGAAGTCAGGATTGAAGAATGGAATTATTTGCTCAATAATCTGCAGTCCATCATCTTGATTCTTTGCCATTGCATACAGTGAAATATTCATGTCGTATGGTGTGCTTGTGAATTGAGTTCGTAACACATTAGGATCGTCACCTTGCCCGACTGCTACATTCTTCGTTAATAAGTTAATTTTTCTAGCAGGATTATATTGTAGTCCTGTTATCTCAAACCCCATTCGCGGAAGAATAATTGCCGCTGCTTGCGTGTTGGTTGATGGGACTTCTGCTATACGAGCGAGAAACTTATTTTTTGGTGAATATGCTAACGGAACGCGAACAGATTGCACGAGTTCTTGATCAGAATTGTATCTCTTGACAGAAATCTGATTGAAGATTGTGCCAAAAGCAACGATTGCTTTTCTGATATGTTGGTGGTAGAAGTGTTGACGTAAAAACATTATACTCTCTTTTGAACCTCACCGAATGGGTTGAATGCTGTGAAGTCTAAAATGTCATCTGCTTCTGCTTCAAATTCATCATTATCTGATTGCGGATCAGTATCTGTAGTTGCATACTGTTCAAGAATAACAGAGTCTCCACTGGAATTTAGTAAATTACCACCTGATTGCAACAGCAATTGGAAGCGATACATGTCTTGACTGGATTGATTTATAGAATCAATTTCATATATGCCCGTGTCAATTCGCTCAGAACTAAATTCAAAAACGTCACACTGTAATTTGAATGTGTGTATCTTACCTAGTTGGTAAAATGGATTTAAGAAATCTACATACTTGATTACAAAAAATGTTTTAGTTTTCGAGAAATATAATAAGTCGCCTTCTGCTGGTCTATCGGGAAGTTGCACTGTGTGGTTTGCGACAACCCCACCTACGTTCTGCATAACTCCTTCTTCCCAGCGTCTCTTGGCGACTACGAATGTTGCTGAAGATCTAAATTCGAAACCAAACTTAGTAAAGAGTTCGCCTTCCCCCTCAAATCCTTGAACATTCTCAAGATACATTTCAAGAGCATGTGATTGATTGAAATATGACAGTGCATCTTCGCCAAGTATACCGTCTAGATTACCAGATTGCCTCGGAAGATAATATACATCATGACCATAGATTTTCAAACTTTCAATGATGAGATCTTCCACTAAACTTTGTTCGCTCGTGGTTCCAGATGTATTGCCAGATTGAAAGTAAAAATTCGTGGTCATGTTTTATCCAACCATGAAATCGACAGGCAACTCTGACTTCAATTGCATTTCGGTTTCAATTGTTAAAATTTCTTCGACTGCTTCGTCGTAGATCTCTTTACCATTTAGGATAACACCCCCTGGAAGTTGGATTCCGCCAAACTTCTTCATGTTCTCGCCCCATTGACGTTTGATCAGTGCAGTAGAATAGCGTTTTAGGAACATGTCATCGTAGACTTGTGTATATGTTGAAGGATCTAGGATACGATAGCATTCAATGACGATGAAGTCATCAGGATTTAATACTTCTTCCCAATTCATGTCAATATACATTTTGTCCATTTTACGATTATATTTGAATGAACGATCGCCAACTAGAAGCATGTCGAGCATCGACAGATGCTGTTGGACCTGCGTATAGTAAACCATGTCAGCAGAAAGCAAATTATACATGTCATTTAGGCGGAACTGATAGATAATATCGAACATGTTGTTACGATTATTCATACCAGAACTTGGACCATTTACTGGCAACACGCGAATTACACCAATAACTGAATCTGGTAGAGGTATATATCCGTTCTGAATATTTCCTGGAGTGTAGAAATTAGTAGTTGTTAATGCACGACTAAATCCCGATACAGATCCTGTTATGGTTTCACCTGACACAAAGGTTCCTTTAACATTTGTGATTCTTGCAGTCATGCCATTTACTGTATACAATATACATGATGCGCCAGAAGTAAGACCAATAAGTTGTTCATTCTGTTCGAATGATGGCGCGGATAATCCTGAGAATTTCAATTCTGCAGTTGTTACTTTATGTGTGAGATAGAGTCTCTCGACACCATCGAAATGGTATTCTTGAAAGTATTGTAAAGCGTCGTCGATGCGATCAGAAACCTGATCATCATCGACGTTGATTTCAATTACTGGAAACCCAAGTCTGCGTAAACAGTAATCTATTAAACCTTGTCTTGATGAAACTGCCATATGTTGTCCTCTTTGGGACTATTTATAATGAACCCATGTCATACACATCCGGATTTGCGCCTGTAATATCACCAAGATCGATTACTTCTGGAACGGTGAAAAACTCAGGGTTATACCCGCCGACTTCGATGATACTACCATCTGTTCGTTTAGAGTATAATACACCATCTGCTAAATTTACCGCAAGTTCTCCAACAGCAATATCACTTACTGATGGAACTGAACCTGCGGATTCACTTCGTTTTAATTGCATAATTGTAGGCATAATTAATTCAATAGAGTCCCTGCTGCGTTGTAAACATTGATGCGGAAATATGCGCTTGAGTTACCATCGAGAAGATCTGCGTCAAGTCCTGATCCAGAACCATCAACCGTCTTCAGTTTAGTCAGAACATCTGCTGCAGTATATGAAGATGCAGGCAGTGCTGCATCTGCTGTCGCGCCTTGGGCAGCAGTAGCATAAGCAGTTGCAGCAGTAGTTGCTGCGGTTCCTAATCCTAACG